GAGAAACTGTTGAAAGAGCTTTTCAAGGCATTAACGGCTTTGGCACAAGTAGCAATCCCTTGGGTTACTAAGAGGTTGAAAGCATTGAATGGGGTTGTTGATACAACAAAGCTGGTGTTCCAAACAGCTAAGGAAAATGTTGATGGGTTACGTATTGCCTTGATCGCCATTGCTGGTGTACTTGTTGTTGGTGGCATAATGGGGATGATGGGGATGTTAGGTTCATCTGTATTCCTGTTGTCACTTAGAGCTACGGCAGCATCTTATAGTTTTTGGGCAATGCACAAAGCCATGCTTGCGAATGTCGCCGTTGCCATGCTGTTGATAAAAGCCTATTCCGACATCGGGGAAGCCAACGATGGCGAATTAAATTGGGTTAGCTGGATGAGATACAACCTCGAAATGGGGATGATATATCTCGAAAGGTTTTACTTGATGTTCATCATTTGGAAAAACCGGATGAAGCTGGCTATCTCTGAGGGATTGGTAGAGGATGTCAAGAAAGGTATTGGTGCTGCTGTTGGTGCCGCATCTCATGTAATACCGGGATTGAAGCCTCTTACTTGGGCAGCAGGTTTTGCCAACGACCTAGTGACAAAGGGTATAACTTTTGGTGGTGGTGCTGAAGACCTTTACAATACCAAAGCCAGACCTAAAGAAGTACGAAGTAATGCACCCAACTATGTCACCATCAACGTGAATGCGAGTAACCTAAAGGGTGTGAAGGATAGTCCAAAGGAAACTGCTCAGGCTCTGAGTGATATTATCCAGAAGGACTGGAAGCAACAACTGGGGGGCTTGGGAATCTTCCCATAACTAGAAGGACACTATTATGATTTACGTTATAAAGACGGCTAACAATGACGTTATTCTTTTTGATAGTGTCCTAGCCTTTTCCGAGAGTTACCAAGGAAGTGTAACATCTCATCCAGTAGAAGATGGAAGTAAGATTTCAGACAACGTAACTGTTGAGAATGTGAAGATCAAGATTCAGGGGGTTGTAACAGATTACAACTTCTTCAATCCTATTAAAGATGCTGGTAACCAGAAAGTGCCGGGATATGATTATCCTCGTCAGTATGGAAGCATGTTGATTAACACAAAAGGTGAACCAGAGACAAACGCCAACGTAGCTATTCCGAGTGATTACAGTGGAACAGACAACGATATAAATGTTTCTGTTAAAGCCGCAATGGAGGTTGTTAAACAGCGCCTGATTAGCATTCAACAGAATAAAGAGTTTATCACTGTTCTTGGTTATAACACAGATGGTAAGGACAGTGTAGTGGATAGGTTCCCCAACTGCATTATCACTGACATTGCTTTCAATCAAAATCCTGAAAGTGGATATGCAATCTATCCAGACATCACAATTGAACAAGTGAATGTTGTCAAGGTGAAGGTGTTATCAGCAAGCTCTGACAAGATTGTTAATGATATTGTTAATGGACAAGCTTCTGGTGAAGATGGGAAAGGGAGTCAATTACCTAGTGGTGGTAAGGCCGGTGAGGATTCTACCAGCAAATCAAACCAGCAAAACAAACAAGGTGGTGATGTAGACCCAAGGGAATACGAAATACAGCGTTGCCTTGAAGAAACGGCACGTACATCAAAAACATCAAGGGTTGTCCCTCTTTGTGTTCTACGGCTAGGAATCTCCAACTTGGTGAAAGGATAATATTATGGCATCATATGCAATTCTCACAACTTTTACAGATGCTGATTTCTCCTACTCTACCTCTTTGAACAATGTAGCTGTCAATCTAAGATTCACATACAACTATAGAACTGAACATTATCACATGACAGCAACCCTGCGGGATGGTACTGAATTAGTTACAGGGCAGAAGTTGTGTGTTGGTGCAGCTATTTCAAACGCAGTAATGTTTGACAAAGGCATTACCGGGATATTCAGGTTAGTGCCGTTGACGGATGATGTTGAAGATAACGCAACAACACGTAAAGATATGCCCGCCAATTACATCCTGTCTTACACAGATTACTAAAGGAATATGAATGTATGGATGAGAATTATCAATGGGGACGTTCCTACCTCCTTACATTCAAGAACCCAGAGAATGGAACAATCGTCCAGATAGATAAGCTGAGAATGTCATTCAGTGCTGAACTGTATGTCAACAATAAAGACAACACAGACAAGGGAACCATCTCTATCTATAACATGAGTGATACAACCCTTGACTTACTCAATACCCGCTTCGGTACAATGACACTGAATGTTGGGTACAATGGGAATGTCAAGCAGCTTATTACGGGTGATGTAATCAATGTTCAAACGTCAAGAAGTGGGAATGACAAAGTAACTTCCTTTGTGTTAAAGCCCAACTTCACAGACCTTACCAAACAGAAACTGAGCCACTCATTCCCTGAAGAAATATATCTTGGCAGTGTAGTCAAAGAGATTGCCAAGCAACTCAACCTCTCGTTTGTGGACTCAACAACAGGTGAGTGGCGCAGTATCAAGTGTCAGTATGGCTATCCAGCCTATGGGACAGGTAAGCAAGTGTTGGATGAGATTTCTTCTACATACGCAATTGAATGGAAGATTACATCTGAGAATGCTTTGGTTATTACAGACCGATACGGCTTTTCTGGTGGTGAGGGAGAGAAGACGATTGTCCTTAGTCCTGAGACAGGTATGATTGGTTATCCATTCTTTGACACCGAAGAAATTAGCAAATCTATTGGACAGAGCCTGAATAAGAAGAACGAGGTTTTTATTGAAATACCTCCCCTCAAACCAAAGAAAGATGGAACACCTCGCAAGGTCAAGAAGTACCGCGCTAGACGCTACGGTGTGAGGGTGAAAGCTCTAATCAATCCAGAAATTAGGCCAAACAGTTTGTTCAAGATTGAGACTAACGATGAAGTGTTCAATGACTTATTTCGTGTCCGTTCTATCAAGTTTGACGGGGACACTCGTGGTGGTGATTGGTACATGGAGTTGTTTGGTGATGCTGTAGAAGGGGTGGAGTTTGCTTGACACTTGTTTGCTTAATATTTGGAGGAAGGTATGAGTGGTGACATGACAATGGAAAGCGCAATGATTGCCTTCTTTGAACACCAGATGAGGAAGGTTTATACAGCCATTCCTGCTGTTATCATTGCTGTGAGAAGTGATGAGAAGCAAAGTGTAGATGTGAAGCCCCTCATTAACCAAGTGTTTGCTGACCTTGAAGACGACACAGAGCATCCAGTTCTTTTACACGTTCCATTAATCTATCCATCTAGCAGTACATCGGCTGTTACATTCCCTGTTCATCCCGGTGATACGGTGATGCTAATATTCAGTCAAGCCAGTACAGATGTTTTCAAGAGTGGTGATGGAACTATTCAACCGCCAAGCGACTATAGGCGATTCAATATCAGAGATGCTATAGCCATTCCCGGTTTGTTCCCTTTTGGCTCTGCAATCAACCAAGTGTCTAAGCACACACTACCCCATTCAACAGATGATTTGGTTGTGTTCCATAACTTAGGCACATCGGCTGAATGTGAGCTACGGATGAAACAAACTGGCAAGGTTGAGATTACATCTCCTTTGCAAGTGGAAGTTGTTGCCCCTGTTGTGAATGTGACAGCCACAACCTCAGCGACGATTACTGCTCCAGCTATTTATGCTACAGCCACAACCTCAGCGACGATTACTGCTCCAGCTATTTATGCTACAGCCAGTACATTGGCAACAATCACAGCACCAATTGCGGCAATTACAGCAGCTATATCCGCAACTGTTATATCTCCGGTAATAGCTTTAACTGGAGCTACCAGTGTTGCTGTTGTAAGCCCTACATTTACATGGAATGGTTCTACTGTTGCTGTCGTTTAAAGGAGAGGAATATGGATATTAAGTTAGACGAAGATACAGGGGATATTACTTTTACAAACGGTGAAAGCACTGTAACCAGTATTGGTGCTGAAGATTTAGCACAGCGGATCAGAATCAGATTAAATACATTCCAAGGGGAATGGTTCATGGATAACACCTTGGGTATTGACTGGTTCAATCGTGTGATGGGGAAGAACAGAAGTAAGATGGCTGTAGATGCTCTGATTCAGGAAGCTATTCTGGAAGAGCCGGATGCTCTGCAAATCATTGCTTATTCCTCTTCCATCTCCACAGACAGGCGGTTCAGTTGTTCGTTCCGAGTAAGAACAGAGAATGGTGCTATTTCGTCAACACAGACATTCACGATTACACCAACTAATTAGAAACAGACACGGAGAAGATAAGTGGCTTACGGACTTTCTGATACAGGCTTCACAGTAAAACGCCTGAACGATATTATTACTGAATTGAAAGTGAATGCAGAAAGTGGTTTTGCTTCTCTGGTTGAGCCGGGGGATATTGTAAACACTTCTGACACTTCTGTCCTTGGGCGATTCATTAAATTGATTGCTGCTCCACTCGCTGATTTATGGGAAGCTGGACAAGATGTGTATTCGGCTTTTGACATTACACAAGCAACTGGCAACTCCCTTGAGAATCTAACATTGCTTGGTGGCGTTCCTCGTAAGAGTGCCACAGTCTCTACAGTTAATCTTGTTTGTTATGGAACATATGGAACTGTCATTCCGTCTGACAGCAATGTCCGTTCTTCCTCTACAGGAAAAGTGTTTAGCACTACGGCGGGGATTACACTAGATGAAAGCTTGTGTGTTGCTATCCAGATTGCTCCAACCGTTGTTGCCAATTCTACGGCTTATAGTTTTACCTATCAGATTAGTGGTATCAACGCTAGTCCTGTTACTGTCTCTATCACTTCTGATGGTAGCGCTACTGAATCAGAAATTATCAATGATATAATCGCTTTGGTGAACGCAAGCCACAGCACATATATTACAGCAACGTTGGTTGACGGGGAGGCTCTGATTCAGGAAGTTAATCAGAATTACACTTGCACATTTGATGTTAATACGGATTTCACAATCAGTAAAGCGAAGAAAGGGGTGAGTGCTGAATGTACAGAGAATGGCCCTAATGCTCAGGTTTCTGACAGCATTCAAAGTATCCAGTCCCCTGTTATTGGATGGGACAGTGTAACAAACCCATCATCTGCTGTAGAAGGAACTAATCTGGAAACTGACACAGAACTTCGTTCTCGTTATTACACAGCTAAATTCCAAGATAGTGTCAACACATACGAGGCAATCTATGCTGCTTTGGTTAAGCTTGACGGGGTGGAACAAGTTATCATTTATGAAAACGAAACAGACATTGCCCTTATCAGTCCACCTGTTCCTGCACATTCGTTCTATCCTATTGTGCTTGGTGGCAATACTCAAGAGATTGCCCAAGCGATTTGGGACAACAAACCAGCCGGTATTTTAAGTTATGGTGGAGTGACAGAGGCTGTTATCGACAGTATGGGTGTTAGTCACGACATCTCGTTTGACAGGCCAACAGATGTTGATATTTATGTTGCAGTCAGTGTTAGTAAGGACTCCAACTACCCAACTAACGGTGATGACCAGATTAAGGAAGCCTTGGTAGCATATCTCAGTGGCTTTAATATTGGTGAAGATGTGTTGTTCAGCAGATTGTACACACCAATCAACAGTGTTCCGGGACATTACGTCGCTGACTTGTTCATTGACATTACGGCAGTTCCAGTTGTCTCTGCAAACATCCCTATTGACTACAACGAACGTGCTGTTATCGACATTGCTAATATATCTGTAACAAGCGTTTAACTTGAGGTGAGGATATGATAACAAATACATTCACCTCAGTAGACTACCTTGCTCAAGGACGAGACAGGGTGGGAGAACAGTTCAAGAATAAAGCCGTGTTTGATGCCTACCTTAAATTGGCAATGGATGCCCTGAATGACTTGCAAGATGTCTACAAAGAACTTATGCAGTTCCGCAGCATTGATACAGCTTCAGGTGTTCAGCTTGATTTGATTGGTGAGATTGTTGGACAACCAAGAAATCTTGTAAACTACAATGCACTCCCGTTCTTTGGATTTGATGGGGCTGCGGCTGCTGAGCCGTTTGGTTCATCTACGGACGCCACTCTTGGCGGGTTGTGGAGAGCGAGTGGTCAGGCTGAAGGGACATCTTCTACGGTTGATGATGAGACATACAGGTTTCTGATTAAGTGCCGTATCATTGCTAACACAACTAGAGCAACACCTGAAGCAATTATTACTGGTCTGAACTTCATCACTGGTAATACTAATTCTGGTGTGGTTGAACAACCAAATGCTCACATCACGATTGAGATACAGAATAACCTGACAGATTTGCAAGCATACTTCCTGCAAGGGTTGAGTCAGATTGGTAGTATCATCCCTGTACCTATTGGTGTGGCTGTAGATTATGTGTTCTTTGAAGAGGAATACTTCGGGTTCCTTGAAGACCCAAATGCCTCAACACTTGGGACTTTAGGAGAAGCTGGTTATGGTGTTGACTACGGATATAGCTACGGAAGTATTATCACAACAAGCACTGGTGGATTTATTTCAGACCTTCGATAACAGGGTGTGACAACAGATTATGGTAATAGAGGAATACAAGAATGACAGCAACGACACTCCCTAATGCAGGGATGAATTATAAATGGACACTAGGGGAAGATGGTTGGAATACTGGCATGGACAGCAACCTTCTCGCTCTTGATACACTGGTACAATGCTCTGTTATCAGCGCAGCAGCCACAACGCCACCCGGCGAACCCACATTAGGGGATAGTTATATTCCAGCTACAGGTGCTACTGGTGCTTGGGTGTCGCTGGTGGGGGATATTGTAATCTATGATGGATCAACATGGGTTTCTGTAGTTCCAAAAGAAGGGTGGGTGGTGTATGACAACAATACAAATAAACACCTGACATACAACGGCGCTACTTGGTCTGGATATACAGCAGAGAACGTCGCTAACAAATCAACATCCACATCTCTTGGTACGTCTGATACCTTGTATCCTTCTCAGAAAGCCGTTAAGAATTATGTTGATACGGCTGTGGCAGCAGTAGACCCATCAGGTAACACTGCAAGTGTTTTTGAACGCTCACAGAAGTTTGGTAATCATGTCTCCCTGATTACTCCAGCCCCCGACGGCCCATACCAAGGCGGGTCTGGTGGTGCACAGCAATCCCTGACAGTCGCGGAAGTGGCCTCATTAACCAATAAAGGTA